TCTCCGCCGCCTCGGGCTATGCTGGATGCATCGCCGAGGGAGAGGCTCTCGGGATGGCTCGAAAGGATCTCCATGTCTCGCATATCCGACGCTATTCGGGGCGTGTGCGACTCCCTCGGTCGCCGCTTCGCCGCGCGGGGCCGCGGCGGGGTCGTCGTCCGCCGGTTGTCCGCCGACGGCCGCACCGGTTTCGCGATCGCGGGATTCGCCGCCACTCATCGATTCTAAGGAGAGTACTCATGACATCCGCTAACATCACGATTCAGGGCTTCCTCGGCGCTGCGCCGGAGGTCCGCTACACGGCGGACGGCCTGGCCGTCGCCAATCTCTCGATCGCCCATACTCCCCGCAAGCGGGATCCGCAGACGGACGAGTGGGTGGACGCCGGCTCGACTCTCTGGGTGGTGGCCTCCGTGTGGGGCGCCGTCGCCGAGGCGGTCGTCGACACCTCGCAGAAGGGCGACTTGGTCGCCGTCTCGGGGCAGCTGGCTCTGGACGAGTGGACGGACGCCGACGGCGTCGTCCGCACCGACCTGGTCATCCGGTCGGCGACCTACCTCGGGACGACTCCCCGTCGGAAGGGGGCGCCGGCGAAGCCGGCCCGGACGCCCGTGAAACGCCGGCGGCCGTAACATAAACCACTTGTGCGGGGCGGCTTCGGCCGCCCCGCTTCGGCTAGAATGGGATCATGGCTAAAACGAAGGCCTCGTGGCAGAGGGACGCGGCGCTGGCTCGGCGCCGCGCGATGCAGAAGCTCAACCGCTTGAAGAAGCAGGGCGTCGATTTGCGTGGCACCGAATACCATCCGGACCCGTCGTCGCTGGACGATATTCGCGGCATGTCCGTGAAGGAGCTCAAGTCTTATATCGATCGTATGCAAGTGTTCACGTCGCGTGGGGTGCAGTTCTACGGCACTCAGAAGGGCGACGTCATCTCGAAGACGGACATGGACATCCTTCGGAGCCGCCAGCGGCGTCTGAACGAACGTGCGGCGCGCCAACGGCGCAAGTTCGCCCGCTACGTCGACCCGTCGAGCGGCATGTCGCTGCAGCAGATGTTCACCGAGAAGGAGACTCGGAGGGGGAGGGCGCCCCGCTATATCGGCGTGCCGGGCGTCGACTCCGACCCGATCGCCTCCCGCAACCGCGGCGTGAAGCAGTATGCGTCCAAAAAAGCGTTCGACAAGCACATGGCGCGCCTGGATTTCCTCCTGTCGGCTCAGGGGCGCGAATATCAGCAAGATAAGGCGTGGCGCTCTTTCACGGCGATGACGGCCGAGCTCGGCGAGGAAGGCGAGCGTATCCGCAGGCGAATGGAGGCGAAGATCGCTCAGAAGGGGAAGGGGATGGCGGCTTTCATGGTGCTGTGGCGCGACTCCACTCTCGCTCAGAATCTCCGCAACGCCTACAAGCTCATGAAACTTGATTTCTCGCGTGTCCAAATGGGCGAGAACAACCCCAACACGGGTCGAAACGGGGGGAGGGCGAAGAATGTCTTCAAGGCGATCGAGCAGACGATTGGAGCGATCTGACGTCTGCGTCCTGTGGGTGGAGACCGCTTACGACGGCGAGCGTGCCTCGATAGCCTCCGTCCACCTCATGGACTTGGACGGCGAAAATTATGTTTCATGTGAAACGTTCGCCGACGCCGAGGCCGACCTCGCCGCCTACCGGGTCGCCTACACGTGGGACATGGACCTCGTCGGCCCGTGCATCGTCGCCGACTACATCGACCGCGGCATCACCTGGTCTCCCGACTATCGGCGTCCCGCCGACCGTCTCTCCGGCCTGTATACCGGCGACGGGCAATTCTTCTCGCTCAACGTCCCGGCGGCGCCGGGCCGGTCGGTGTCGATCCGCGGCGTCGAGGCCCTCCTGCCTCTGGATTTCGACGCCCTCGCCGAAACCCTCCATCCCCAGTGGGTGACGGACCTCGCCTTGGATGTCCCGTGGCCGCGCGTCTACCTGGACGTGCTCGCCGCCGCCGTGCTCTTCGACGACGCCTGGTCCTCGCGGAAAATGACCCAGGCCTCCCGGGCGTTCGCGCGGCTCCGCGAGGCGGTCGCGGATTTCGACGGGCTCTACCCGGCGCCGACGGGCGTCCCCGAGTCGGAGATGCTCCGCGCCGCCTATCTGCCCGGCCTGTGCGATCTCGGCCCTGAGGCCGCCCCTTTCGTGGAGACGGGCGCCGGGGTGGCGTGGGATGTCAACTCTCTCTATCCTTCGATCATGGCGGGCGAGCGCTTGCCGGTCGGGCGCCCCTACTATCACGAGGGGGCGCCGGAGGATATGGACGGGCTCTGGATCGCGAACGTCGTCTGCGAGGGCCGTCTCGGGTGGGGTGTGCCATGTTTTTTCCAGAAAACTGAGTGCGGCACGAAGGTGTGGGACGACGACGTCTCCACGTCGTGCTGGATCACCTCCGTCGACTACGAGTACCTGACGACCTACTACGATTTCGACGTGTGGTGCTGGAACTCATGCTTCGAGTACGAGGGTTCGACGGGGGATTTGGCGCCGTACATCGAGCCTCTGTACGAGATGAAATCCCATTCGGACCCGGCGATGCGCCTCGTCGCCAAGCAAGCGCTCAACACGGTCTATGGAAAATTCGCGACGCGGACGCTCATGGTGGAGCAGGGGCTCGGCTACGAGCTCGTCGATTCGCGCGAAGACGACGGCCCGGACCTCGTGCACACCGACGGCGTCCTCAAGCCTTTCAAGATCAGCCAGCGCTATGCGAATAGCGTCTACCCCGCCTTGGCGGCGTTCGTGACGGCCTATGGGCGTCGGGAGCTCGTGCGCGTCGCCAATGCCAATTTCGACCGGCTTCTCTACTACGACACGGACTCGGTCATCCTCCTCGGGGACGAGGCGCCTCGCGGCGCCGACATCGGCCCCGGCTTGGGTCAATGGTCTCAGCGTGACGCATTCGACAGGGCGAAATTCGTCGGCCCTAAGCAGTACTACCTGGACTCCGGGGCCGGGTCGACGGCCGTCATGGCGGGTCTCTCCGGCGACCTGGCGCCGCTCGTCCGCTACGAAGACGTCCGCCCCTACGCTGTGCTGGAAAATCGCGTCTGCCGGATGGTGCCCGGCGGCGCCGCCTACGTCCGCGAGAGCTACACGCTCAAAGACTGGTCGAAGATGGCGTCGGTGTGATATACTGAGCACATGATGCCCCTCCCGTGCGCGCCGGCGATGGGCGCGCGGAGAGCCCCGGGTGAGACCGGCCGCAGCCCTGATCCCGTGGCTGGGTGCCGTCCGGCGCCGGGGGGCGGCATCCCCCACTACCGATCGGAGGACATGTATGGCGGACACGTCTGAGGAAGACGTTTCACGTGAAGCCGAGCCGGACGAGACTCCGGCCCCCGAGGAAATGGATGGGTCGGACGTCGTGGAGGCGGAGTCCGACTCTATCGACGCCGACCTGACGGAGATGATCTCCGAGGTGCGGCAGATCGCCGAGAGGGCGCTCGCCCAGTGCGCGGAGCTGCGCGCGATCGTCGAGCACTCCGCGATCGACGAGGCGCCCGAGACGTCGGTCGCCGACGTCGACCCCGAATCCCTGACACTCGAAGATATCATCGCGGAGGACTGATAGATGCCCGTACCCAACATCCCATCCTTGAAGCCGGGGGTCTCCAATGGCGAGCTCCTGCAGGTCGCCATCAACGGCGCCAACATCGGCTACAAGGCGAGGATCCCGTCGCCGACGCAGGCCGGCGTGGAGACGACGGTCCGCTACCTGGATCAGCACCGCCAGCTGTGGAATCCGATCTACACGGCGCTGATGACGCAGATCGGCACGATCGTCGCCCGCCACAACTCGTGGACGAACCCCCTCGCGCGCTTCAAGCGCGGCCTCATCGAATACGGTAATGGCATCGAGGAGTACCAGACGGGGCTCATCCGCGCCAAGGCGTACGATCCGAACCGGTCTTTCGGGGAAAAGATGGCTTTCGGCACGCATAGGGTGCCGGTCGACGTCTCTTTCCACGAAAAGAATAGAATGGACGTCTACCCCGTCAGCGTGGAGCGCGCCGTCATTAAGAGCGCTTTCCTCGGCGAGGGCGATATGTCCGGTCTCATCTCGGACATCATGGCGGCGCCGAGCGAGTCGGACAAATGGGACGAGTTCCTCCTCATGTCGCGGCTTTTCACCGAGTATGAGCGCCGCGGCGGATTTCACCACGCCCACATTCCGGACATCTCGGCGCAGGACGTCACTGAGCGCGACGTTAAGCTCGCGCTGCGCAAGATGCGCGCCATGGCGGGGAATCTCAAGTTCCGGTCCCCCTATTACAATGCGGCGCATTTCCCGATCGCCGCAAATCCGGACAATCTTGTGATGTTTATCACGCCGGAGGCGAACGCCGCCCTGGACGTCGAGGGTCTCGCGGCGCTCTTCAACGTCTCCTACGCCGAGGTGCCCTACCACATCATCGAGGTGCCCGCCGAATATTTCCCGGCCGGGGGGTGCCAGGCGATCCTCGTCGACAGCGATTTCTTCGTCGTCGCCGATACCCTCCTGGAAAACCTTAATTTCCAGGACCCGACCGAGCCGAGTCAGGAGAATATCTTCCTGCACCATCACGAAATCATCAGCTGTTCGCGTTTCGTGCCGGCGATCATGTTCTGGACGGGCGGCGAAACCGAGCGGGTCATCGCCAAGGATCCCGTCACGGCCATCACCGCCATCAAGGCCTACGGCGAGGGAGCGAAGGAGGTCCAGGGCTCCGATATGGTGCGCGGCGGCAACTACCAGCTGGAAGCGACCTGCACGGGCGGCGGCACCGACCCGGATATCGGCTGGACGGCGCGCGGCACCGACACGCGCACGCAGGTCTCCCAGGCCGGCGTCCTGTCGATCGGCCCGCGCGAACTCGGCCCGATCGCCGTCGCCGCGGAGGCGGACGGCGCCAAACTGGAAGCCGAGTTCACCGGCGTCGGCGGCCCCTCTTTCCCGGAGTGGCCGGCCACGAAGTCCGAGCTGAAAGGCATCGACGTCCTCGGGCGCCGCGTCGCGAAATTCGCCGAGGCGACGAAGGAGTATACGGTCACCCGCTCCCGCAAGGCGCTCCTGGCGGAGGACGGCGCCGAGTCCCAGGTCTACCCGGTGGGCGTCAACGTCTACGCGACGGCCGTGTCGATCGCCAAGGGCGAGGCCGGCTTCGTGGTGAAGCTCACAATCGCCGGCCTTGACGGCAAGGCCTACGGAGAGTACACTGTAAACGTCGTCTAGAAGTGACGACGATGCGGAGTGAGGCGCCGGCCTGAGCAACCGGCGCCGGAGCGAGTACTCGCCGACGGCCCCGGGGTTTTCGATCCGCCCCGGGGCCGTTCCTATAGGAGGTTACGACCATGCCGCAGTGGGCAGGCTGGGGGCCGGGCAGCGAGGTACTGCTCGCCCGCGTCGACTACGACGCCCAGTACCGCAACATCGTCAGATGGCAGAATTTCAAGCAGATCGACGCCTACTTGCACCGCAAGGGCGCCAGGTCGCTCACCATCGACAAATTCACCCCCCTCACTCAACAGCGAACAGTGCGGCTGGATATCCCCTGGCCGCAGGCGATGCAGTTCAACTACATCCGCGTAAGGGACCCGAAACTCTCCAACCTCCACGAGCGAGACGACGACGTCCGCGTCTACTATTATTTCATCAACGACGTCGTCCAGGTGGCGCCGGACACGATCGAGCTGGCCCTGCAGCTGGACGTGTGGACCACCTACCATCGGAACGTCCGGTTGCGCACCGCCTACGTCGAGCGCGGCCACCTGCCGGTGGCGGCCACGTGGCGGGGCCGCAACCACGACGTGCTCCGCGAGGTCGAGGGGCTCGACCTCGGCGCCGACTACATGGTGTGGAAAACCGAGCGCTACAATCTCGCCACCCTAGAGGATTGCGGCGTCATGGTGGTGGCCGGTACCGATTTCACGGGGGCGCCGGGCAACTTGCAAAACCCCCACTTGGACACGGCCAAAGGATCGGGATTCGAGGGGCTGCCGAACGGTGCCGATATCATTATCTTCCGCTCGATCGCGGCTTTCGAGGTTTTCGCGTTGTCGTGCTCCCTCTATCCGTGGGTGGCGCAGGGGATCCAGTCGATCCAGATCATGCCGTGGGGGAAAACCGATAAACAGCATCCGTTCCTCGACGTCGTCTACAGCCACGAATGCGAGCTTCCCGACGCCCACTTCATCCCCGGGATGGATTTGAACAATGTGGCGATCGTCCGCGCTAGAAAACAAGGCGATCAGCACGCCGCCGCCATCATGTGGGGGCAGGAGCGGAAATATTTCACCGACGGCATGCTATCGATGGCCGATGGGTCGGGCTACGCCGACTGGCAGCTGAACTACTCGAAGCTCTTTACATCGCCCTTCATGTGGATAGAGCTCACCAACTACGCCGGGCAGTCCATGACGCTCCGTCCCGAGTATCTGCCGAAGGGCGGCGTCGTCACGATCGCATGTCTGCGCCATTTCGCACCCCCGAGCCCCCGCGTGGTGTGCTGGGTGAAAGACTACCTCAAGGAGGGGCGCACCGACGCCGGCCCGCTGGACGGCAGCTACCTGGACTGCAGCGTTTATTTCACGAACTTTCCGACTTTCTCGATCACGAACAACGCCGGCGTAGCGGCGTTGGCGAGCCAGGCGCACTCGATCGCTTTTTCCCGGCAGTCCGCCGAGTGGGGGCAGCAGAAGGCGCTCGCCGGCAATCAGGTGGCCTACGATCAGGCGTCTCAGGCGATGGCGACGTCGACCACCACGACGAACCTCGGCAACGCCGCCCGAACGGCGCAGACCGACCTGTCGAACGCCGCCCGGTCCCAGTCGACGGCGATCACCAACGACGCCGCCTGGTCGCAAACCAAGCTGAGTATGGCGAACACCGGCCTCGGCGTCGTCGGCAACCTCTTGCACGGCAACATCGGCGGCGCGATCTCCGGCGCCGCGGGCATCGCCACCGCCGGGATCTCCAACAACATCAACACCGACGCGCGCAATGCGCAGACCGAGCTCGCCAATAGTACGGCGGCGGCGTCGACGGGCATCTCGAATCAGCTGGCGTCGCAGATCAACCAGGCGCAGAACCACCTCGCAGCCTATAATCGCGACACTAACAGGGCCTATGCCGACATGGTCGCCAAAGGCGATTACGCGAACACGATCGCCGGCATCAATGCGAGAGTGCAGGATACGCAGCTGACTCAGCCGTCGACGTCCGGCCAGGTCGGCGGCGATGCTTTCATGCTCGCCACGACGGGGTGGGCTGTGTGGCTGCGCCTCCGCGGCCTGAACAGGGGCGCCGCCCATCGCGTGGCGCAGTTCTTCGCGAGGTACGGCTATGTGTGCAATCGCTACGTCGACATGGCCGCCTACCGGTTGGATCTTATGACGCACTTCACGTACTGGAAGCTGGCGGATGTACACATCGAAGCGCCCCGGTGTCCGCAGATGTTTGTGGATACGATCCGGGGCATTTTCGAGTCGGGCACGACCGTCTGGGGGGACCCCGAGGAGATACCGACCATGAAGCTTTACGAAAACGGGCCATATGAGGTGGTGGAGATATGAAAGGCGCCGAAGACGTCTACGACATGGTGACCGCGCGGGGGCGCTTCAAGAGGAATGAAGCGGAAGCCCGCACGGGCATGAATTTCAACATCTACTGGCGCACCCTCAGGATGCTCGCCATGGCGAGATTCAAGTGGGAGGGGTTGCCGGACACCGTCGACGAGCGATACGTGGAGATGACCCTCCACAAAAACGGGCTGGTCGTTTTCTCCCTCGACCCGCATTTCCGGATTTTCACGGCGCTGGCGGGCACCCCGAGCGGTGACCGCGACATCTACAACCGACCGCTCTCCTACTACCTCAACGCAAACTCCAAAATCAACAGGCACGTCAAAAGCCGCGACTGCGTGCCCATCTGGGCCAACGACATGCACGAGCCGGACAACGACGTCGTCACCGCCTACGCAGTACGGCTGTCGGAGATCGACCGCACCATCGACATCAACCTCGCCAACACGCGCAACCCTCTCATCCTCGCGGTGGAGCCGTCGGAGATGCTGACGGCCCAGAATTTCCAGCGGCAGCTCGTGGAGGGCCAGCCGGTCGTCTACACGATCAAAACCAATGGAGGCGAATCCATCGCCGAGAAAGTCGTCACCATCCCCAACCAAGTGCACCCCCAGGTCGTCACCGAGAACCTGGCAGCACGTAGAGCTATCTGGAATGATGCGATGATGATGCTGGGGATCCAGGCGGCGCCTCCGGGCAAAAAAGAGCGCATGGTCGCCGACGAAGCCAACTCGCTGGACGGGCAGACAATGGCTTTCCGCGGCATGGCGCTCTCCCAGCGCGAGCAAGCTTGCGAGAAGATCAACAGGAAATACGGACTCGACGTCTCCGTCAGCTGGCGGCTCACCGACGCCATGGTCGAGGGATTCGTCGGCAACCTGGACGTCGCGAGCGAGATGGAGGTCTGATGGCTGCCGATTTCACCATGCTCCTCCGGGACGTCGTCGACGTCACCGGCGGCGACTGGGGCGTGGAGACTTACCCGATCTTCGATGAGGCCTACAGGAAAGAACTCAACACAACGCTCTACGAGGTCTACTGCTACAGGGAGATAGGTTTCGAGACGATCGACATTTTCCGGCAGCAAGTCGCCGCGAAAATGCGACTCGTCATGCCCTACTACAATCAGCTCTACAAATCGACGCAGCTGCAGTACGACCCGCTGGCGTCGGTCGACATGTCCACCTGGACGGACGCCAACCAGTCCGGCAGCGGCAACCAGAAATCGACGTCGTCCAGCGAGTCGACGTCGACCGGCGAGTCCACCTCGGCGGGCCGCGAGCACGCCTACCCCGGCAGCCCCATCTACAAAGAGGGCGACTACGCCACGACGGGCACGACGTCGGAGGGACGCACCGCCGGCAAAAACGACCAAAAAGCATCCTCCGACGCGAGCCATAGCGATTCGGCGGAGTCGCACGCCAGGTCGGGTCAGCGCGGCAGGATGCAGTCCGGCGCCGCGCTCGTCATGGAGTATCGCCAGGCGATGCTCAACGTCGACCAGATGATCGTCGCCGAACTCGAGCCGCTTTTCATGGGGATCGCCTCGTCCGGAGACGCCTACGTCGGGTCGGACGCGACGTATCCTTTCGGCCTGTGGTATCCTTACTGGGGGAGGTAGTAAATGCCGGTAGAAAATGTGCCGTTTTTCACAATCCAGGACACGCCGCTGACGAATGTGACCCCATTCACATTCCGCGACGGTATCACCTATGTCGAAAAGCTCGAACGTGTCGCCAGGAACTGTCAAAACCTGGTCGACGCCATCAACAAATGCATAAAAATATGCAACGAGCTCGAAGTCAACGTCAACAGGACGGTCGCGCAGCTGCGTGCCGAGACCGACCGTAAAATACAATACGCCATCGACGAGCTCTATAGGAAGCTCGCCGCCCGCGGCGGCGAGAAGGTCTTCGTCACCGACCCCGTCGACGGGATCTCCACTAAGACACTCTCGGAGGCGCTCGCCAGCATGTACAGCAACCTCCGCACTGCCGCGAGATTCGCTATCGAGGCCGACAATATCGGCGCCACCGCCAAGCAGCTCGATGAAATCGGCTGGACGGCGCGCGGGTGGGACCTGGACCCCGAGGCTACGACGCCTCACGCAGTACGAAAGGATATCTAAGTGAGCTCCACCGACAAAACCGAGGCCCTTGGGCTTTCCCAGTTCCTCGACAACGACAAGCCCACCTGGCGCGGCGACTACAACGGCGACATGCGCAAACTCGACCTGCGCGCAGCCGAGGACACCACGAAATTCAACTCGATGGAGATCCGCATCAAAAAGGCGGAGGACACCGTCGCCGGCGACCACAAGGTCGTCGAGCAGATCGACCAGAAGATCGCCGACGCCGAGAACCGCGCCAAGGCCGAGACGACCCGCCAGGTGAAGAGCGCCTACGACGACCTCGGGCTGAAAGTCGCCAATCGATACACGAAAGAGGAGTCTGACAGTAGGTATATACTGAAAAACGCCGCGGCGCCCGAGCTGTGCGCCGTCATCGTCGGCACCTCGAACGTCGTCGAAGGCAAATGGCCGACCCTTATGTGCCGGGCCATGGGTATTACCGAGAAGAACTTCGCCATCGGCGGCACGGGCATAGCGCAGGGTGCCGACAACTTCCAGGTGCAGATGAATCGCGCCATCGCCGACGGAAGCTTCTCAAACGATAACGTTAAATACGTCGTGATCGCCGACTGCGGCAATGACGCGATGCAGGAAATCGACATCTACAACGGCCTCGTCACCTGCATCTCCGACGCGAAACGCGCCTTCAAGAACGCGCGGATCGTCGTTTTCAGCGCCGTGTGGGCGTGGAGCAACCTCCACATCCTGACGAAATCGAAGAACGGCTTGGCGAACTGTCTCTCCGCAATGCAAGAAGTCTGCGGCAACTATGGCGCCGAATACGTCGGCACCGAATACTGGTGCCTCGGATACGCGAAATATTTCACCGAGGGCCAAATCCACCTCAACAGCACCGGGGACATTCGATTCGCCACACTCGCCGGCAACTACCTCCAATACGGCAACGAACCGGTCCCCGTGTCGCAGAACTACAGGATCGGCCTCTCCGGAGGCGCCTCCCATTCCGACACGCCCCTCACGCTGCGCCTGTCCGGCGGCCTCGTCTCGCTCTCCGGGATCATCACGGGCCAGTCGATCGCGACGGGCGCCGACCTCGGCATGATCCCCGAGTGGGCGGCGCCCCGTGCCACTGTCAACGGGAACGCCCGCGGGGGCGCCTCCGGCACCGAAGACGTTCCGTTCCAGATTCACCCCAACCAGCACCTGCAGACCTGGAAAGGGTGGTCCGGAAATTTGAATATCAGCGCCACATGGTCTACACTATAAGCAGACCACTGAGTCGCCGCCGCTCACGGACCTGAAATTCGTGGGCGGCGGTTTTCACGTGAAACGGAGGTTCCCGTGACGTGGGACGCTAAATCCAAAGCCGTCGCAATCAAAGCCATCGGTACGGTCGAATCCGGCATGCGCTACGACGGCATCTACCACGTCGACCCGATCACGATCGGGATCGGCCAGTGGTTCGGCACCCGCGCATACGGACTACTCAACTACATCAAGCAAGAGATGCCGTCGGAGTTTGCGAAACTCCCCGGCGAACTGCAGTCGCTCGTCAACTCCAACTCGATCAACTGGAACGCCTACTACCTCCCCAACTACTGGGACGGCCAGGTCAAACCCGTACTCCGCGCCGCCTACAAAGTCCAGCAAAAGCAGATGGCCGAGGATCTTGAGGCCTACGTGCAGGTCGCCGGACGCTGCGGCATCGACAAAGATCAACATACGCAGTCCATGATCATGTTCTTCGTCGCCTACCACCAATCTCCCAGGAGGGCCCTCAGGATAGCCAATCAGATCGGCGGCGCCAGCCTGGACCGCTGGCATGCGGCGCTCCTCTCCGAGCCGGTACTCGGCAAATACCGCAACCGATACAATACCGCATATACCATCATCAAAAACATGGACTCATCCGGGGTCGACGGCGTCGAACCCGGCCCGGCGACGCCCGGCGGGCCGACGCAGGGCGACGGCTCCGGCGGCAACCCCGGCGGCACCGTCAACGCCCCTCAGCAGCAAGGCTCCTCCGCCGGGACGCTCTCTAGAATAGAGGCCGTCGGCAACGTCGCCATAGCCCACATGGCGGACGGGAAAATCGTCCAATGCGCACCCAACGGCCAGGGCCAGTACATCGCCGGCCCGGGCGGCGCCGGCACCCCGCCACCGACCGACACCACCCCGGGCGGGCAGAACGGCGGTCCCGGCACGGGCGGCG